GAAACTTAATACTTGACAGCTTCCCTTGTTGTAGTTTAAGAAGGATATATGGTAATGCAGTAATTATATCAATGTGGTCCAAACCAGTATTAAAACCAACGGCAAGAATATGGCATCTAAATTGTGTAGAACTAGCCAAACAATTCCTCGGCATCACGGCCCAATTTATATTTACGCCCTTCCAACTCTACCGGCATATCGAAAAAGTCAAAGGAGATAGTCATGGGTAGCACACCATCCACCAGTAAAGAACAAAAGCTAATGAAGAAACAAAGACAGGATGAAAAACTCCGTCTTGCACAAGAAAAATCCGATATCTCGGAAATGAAGGCTCTAAACGTATCGCCTAAAGCTGGAAGAAAACAACTGCTAAGAACAAGCACCCAAGGTTTAAAGAACACTTTGGGATAGGAGAAGATCATGGGTAAACTTTGGGATTATTCAGGGGCAGGGCAAATACTTGGCGGCAGAGACAGTACAACCGGAAAGAAAAAAGACAAAAAGGCTATTGATCCAAACTCTCCCATTGATTCCGGGAAAGCAAGATTAGGAGATCCATCGAGGCCGGATGCTGGAGTGAGACCAACCACCACTCCCCTTCTCAGGTCGCGGCAAAACTCTTTAAACGCCTTGTCTACCAATAAAGGTCTTCTATAATGATGAAAATACCGCCTTACTTTAAGAACGTGGAAACACTAATGAAGGGATTTACTCGCAGCGAGTATGTCCATAATCAGTGGGAAAGCATTCACAAGGAAGCCTTGCGGTATTCGATCCCCGACAAAGATACATTTAATGAACATACCGAAGGCCAGAAGAAAACAAGGCACATTTATGATTCAACTGCGATTAACGCACTAGAGATATTCGCTAGTAAGATCCAACATGGTTATTTCCCCGAATGGATGGACTTCGCAGTTTTCAAAGCTGGCGCTGGCATACCGGAAGATAAGACGGAAGAAGTAAATCAATACCTTGAAAAAGTAAGCAAGATATTCTTTGCTGAATTTAACCAATCAAACTTCCACACAGAAATAAATACCGCGCTAAAACAATACGGAATAGGAACTGGCTGCATTGAAATTGAAGCAACTCCAATGGGGCAAGCCGGGCCTTTGTTTAGTTTTAGTTCTATCCCCTTACCGGAACTCTACTGTGAGCCGACTCTTTCCGGAGCCGTAAAAAACTCATGGAGAAAACACAAACTCACTCTGGCAGATATAAAAGAGAAGTGGCCCAAAGCAGAATTCGGTACTGAGCTTGAACAGGCATTTGAAGGGAAGCCTGAAACAGAAATAGAAATTTTCAATGGACATAAGTACGATCCTAAAGCAGATAAGTATTGGCAATTCATTCTATATAAAGGCGCTGGTGAGACACAGGTAATATTCTCGCAATCGTTTACCACTATGCGGAGGATTATATTTAGGGAAGCAGTCACAGCCGGCGAAACTCATGGTCGTGGTCCGATTATCAGGGAACTCCCTGATATTCAAACGGTTAATCTCGTAAAAGATTTTATACTTAGAAATGCTGCCATTCAAATGGTGGGAATCTACACCGGAATTGATGATGGGGTTTTCAACCCAACCACTGCGCGGGTAGCGCCCGGTGTGATACTGCCTGTAATGAGCAATTCTAACCAAAACCCAACGCTGAAACGACTTGAACAATCCGGCGATATGGGTTTAGCGCAAATGGTTCTTCGTGACCTTCAAGACTCTATTAACCTGGCCTGTTTCGCGCAACCGCTTGGAGACATGAATAAGCCCGTAACGTCTGCTATGGAGAACCTACTTCGGCATCAAGCCGACATGAAGCGAAGCGGTACTTCATTCGGTAGACTGTTCGTTGAACTCGTTGTTCCGCTGATTACTGGCTGCATGAGTATAATGGGGGCGAGAGGGAAGATTGACAGACTGAGAATCGACAATAAAGAAGTCACGATTCAGATGCTTTCTCCTTTGTCGAAGCAGAAGGAATTAGAAGATTTTCAGAACTCACAAGTATACCTTGAAAGCTGTAATCAATTACCCGAACAAATTAAAATGGTTGCTGTTCCCTTTGAACGCTTCCCTGAATATTGGGCAAACAAGCTCGGCATCCCGCTTGAGTTGCGAAGAAGCAAAGCTGAAATTGCAGATGCAACCCAAAAGATTATGGGAATGACCGAACAACTATTAGCAGCACAACAACAGGACAAGCAAGGTGCGGCTCTACCAGAATAGGAGTAAAGTATGAATGCAGGAGTTTTCGACCCGTTTGATGCAGTCAACAATTTCAAATTAGCTGGTGAGCAAGACGATGAAGTTAAACGTATAAACGCCCTAGCCGGCGATAACCATATGATGTTGATTCACCGCGTATTCAGGCAAACCCCGGCAGGGAAAGAGCTTCTTGACTTGTGGATAAAAAGATTCCTCATAGACACCGACCCGGTACGAAAAGGTGAGCTTCACAGCGAAATTGATATTGGCCTTGAAGTAGGGCTGCAGAACTTTATAAGAGCAATCAATCGTTCATGTGTAGCGATTGATAACCAGAAACCCGAATAAGGAGAGACCCGATGGCAGGCGATACCCAAGAGACCCAACAGACTCAAGAGACTCAGCAGACCGAACAGACTCAGGAAACGCAACAGACTGAACAAACTCAACAGACTCAGGAAACGCAACAGACTGACCCTGGCCCGGTTACGCTGCAAGATGGCGAATGGTTCACGCGTCCGGGCGTAAAAGGCGAAGGCCCAAAACCTGATTTCTATATGAACGATAAATACAGTTCCCTAGAAGATCAGGCAAAAGCATATCCCGAGCTGGCGAAAACGCTTGGTGATTTCAGCGGCGCACCGAAAGACGGTTATGCAATTGAGGTAAGTGATCTTGCGAAACAAGCAGGATTTGAGGTTGAAGCAGACGATCCTCTGTTAGAGGGCTATATAGAATTTGCTAAAGCTCGCAATATGAGCCAGAAGGTGTTTAATGAAGGGCTTGAAGTCTATGCTCAAATTGAACTCGCTAAAGTTGCTCAGACTGAAATAGAGACACAAAAGACAATGGAAGAACTTGGGCAAAATGCGCCCTCAAGAATACAAGACCTTCACTCTTGGGCAGAAGCGCACCTTTCTGAAGATTTGGCAGAAGGCATGAAGTCTTGGTTCTCTACCGCTAAATCTGTTGAAGCAGGCGAAGCCGTTGTGCAAATGCTTCTTGAGTCTGGTGTAACTCCCAATGTTCCCGGAAACACCGAAGGAATGACCGCTGAAAAACTTAAAGAAATGCAATTTGCTACAGACGATGCCGGAAACCGACTAACCCATAAAGACCCGGCATATAGGAAGCGGTTTGAAGACGCTAACGCAAAGTTTTACGGCACAAGCCAACATAAGGAGATTATTTAATTAGAAAAAACACTTGCATTGCATAATTGCAATGTGGTACATGAGAATCAAATCCTACCGGATACCTCTCTAGGGAGCCTGGTTATTGGATTTGCCCCGGCAAATTTAATACCCCCTTAATCGGGCACGGTGTTAAAAGCCTAAAACGGTTTTTAATATTAATTCTTTAGAGAGGTCCCACCATGTCTAAATTTCTAACACAAAATAAGATTGTCGCATTTGATAACGAGGTCAAACATGAGTTTGGCGCTTTGGGCGGCGGTATGCGGAAGACGTTTTCGCTTCGGCAGAATATAACAGGCGGTTCGTATCGGTTTCAGCGCATGGGTCGCGGAATGGCGCAACAGAAAGCTACTGCTGCTGATGTAACCCCGATGGACGTTTCTCACAGTAATCAGACAGCGGTTCTTGGTAACTGGTATGCGGCAGAATATACCGATATCTTTGACCAGGCTGAAGTCAACTTTGACGAACAGACCGAGCTTGCCAAAGTAGTTGCCGGCGGTATCTACCGCAGAGAAGATCAGATTTGCATATCTGAAGTTCAAAGCGGAACATACCATGCAACCACCAACGATCCTGATGTTGGGCGCCTGTATGATGTGAGCGCAACCTATGGTTTCGGTCTTGATGTTGTTCGCGCAGCAAGTAAGCATTTCCAAGAACTTGAGCTTATGAATGATCCGCTGCATTTTATGATTAATCCCGCTGAAGTTCAGATTCTTCTTGCGCAGGCTCAGTATTCAAGCATCGACTATAGCGGAATGAAACCGCTGCTCGAAGGTAAGGCACAAGCTTACTGGATGGGTTTTAACTGGCATGTTATCGGTATCCGTGAAGAAGGTGGTATCGTGCATAATGGCGCACAAGCTCATCACGCTTATGCGTGGGCGCAGTCCTCAGTGGGCCTTGCGATTGGTA